ACTGGACCCCAAGGCCTTCGATACCATCGCCAAGGCCGCGACGGCCATCAAAAACCTGGACCGAGGCGGTTACGATTTAAAGGTGGCGGGCCTTAAGGTGATGGAGGACTTCACCGGCTTTTTGAAGAGCCAGGCGCACCCGGAGGAAATGATGCTCGTCGGCAAGTGGATCCGCGCCTATTTCCGGAGTCTTGAATAGTTTTGTAGGGGCGGGTTTTACCCGCCCAGGGCGGCTGGAAGCCGCCCCTACGATAAAACCGGGAAATGGGAAACGATCAATTCTAACCGGAGGGAAATAAAATGAACCTTAATCGGAGGCAAGCGGTTTTGGCGATGGTTCTGGTGCTGGGCCTGCTGCTCACCGGCTGCGCCGCCATCGAAAACTTTCTGTGCAGCAACCGGGTGACCATCGAGAATGACATCACCGCAGCCCAGGAGGCCATCGCCGCGGTGCAGGCCGAGTATGGCTCGCTCATCCCCGCCGAGGCTCAGGCCATCATTGACGCGGCCAACGCGGTGATTAACACCGGCGAAAACATCCTCAACAACGAGGTCTGCCCCACCGACGCGGACGTGCAGACGGTGCAAAACGCCTCCGCCGCATTGAAACAGGCGAAGATTAAGGCGGGATGGGTGGCGCCATGAGCAAACTGCCAGTAGGACGGCTAAACCGGAAATACGGATATACCGGTCCTCAGTTGACCGGCATCCGGGCAGTCTCCTTTGACCGGGTGCGCCCTAAATTCACCCTGGACCAGGCCCCCCGGGTGAAATACAACATTTGCCCCCCGGTGCGGGATCAGGGGCAGATCGGGGATTGTGTCGAGTTCGCCTGGACCTATTTGAAAAGCGCCAATCTGATCGTGGCGGGCAAACTCCCCGTATCCGTGTTCTCGCCTCTGGAGCTCTACTACGACTACCGCGACAAGGTGCTTCACGATGTGGCTGACGATGCAGGCTCCGGCATCATGGCGGTGGGAACTCTGCTGACGCAGGACGGGGTATGCCACGAAGGCCTGTGGCCCTACAACCCGGCTGATTTTGCAGTTAAGCCGCCTGTTACTGCCTATGCTGACGCCCTGCAAAATAAGTTGGGCTCGGTTCATCCCCTGGAAACCCTGGAGGATATGATCCTCTGCCTTGCGGACGGGTATGGGTTCGTGGCCGGGATCGCGGTTTTCCAGAGCTTCGAGGACGCCTGGGAGAAGGACGGCATTATCCCGATGCCGGGAGCATCTGAAACCTTTCTTGGCGGCCACGGGGTTTTTGTAGGCGGAGGCTATGACCGGGATCAGAGAATCTTCATCGTGGAGAATTCCTGGGGACTCTCCGGAGGGTTGGCAAACCAAAAGGGGTTCTTCTCACTACCTTTCGATTTTCTGACTGATCCTGATCTGATCCTGGAGATTGGAACGGGTCGCTAAAATAGTGCGGCAGGAGGCCTAGAGCGGGGATTAGGGAATAGGGGTTAGGGGTCAGAATTTAGTCTTTTCTGATCCCTAATCCCTGATCCCTGATCCCTAATCCCTGAATTTAAAATGCTGACTCTCAAACAAAAATTCACCAAGGCGGAGTTTCAAAGGCGGGCCGATGAGATCTTAGGCCGGCTTTTCCGGGAGGTCACCGCCTTCGCGGACGTGAGCGAATCCGCCAAAAAGGCGCGGCGCGCCCGGAGTATGTCCGACCCCTTCGCCTTCTTCACCACCTATCTCCCCCATTATTTCTCCCAGGAGTTTGCGCCCTTTCATCACGAGCTGGTGGCGCTCCTGGAGCGGCGCCCCGGCGAAAAAGATGTAGGGGCGGCGTCCCGCCGCCCTGGGCGGGGAAACCCCGCCCCTACGACGGAAAACGGAAAACGGAAAACGGAAAACGCTGTCCTGACTCCCGTCGTCGTGGCCGCGCCCCGGGAGTTCGCCAAGACCACCATAACCTCTTTCGGTTACGTGCTCCACCAGATCTGCCACGGACTGCGCCACTTCATCATCATCGCCTCGGACACCGAGGACCTGGCCAGCGACCTCAGCGGCTATCTCTACCTGGAGATGCTCCACAACGAGCGCCTCAAGTGCGATTTCGGCGAGCTGGTCCGGGACCACTGGGCGGTGGACGATTTCGTCACCCTCACCGACGTCCGGCTCAAGGCCCGGGGCCGGGGCCAGCGCCTGCGCGGCCTGAAGCACAAACAGCACCGCCCCGACCTGATCATCCTGGACGACGTGGAGAACGACCAGCAGGCCAAATCCCCGGACCTGGTCAAGAAGCTGCTCTCCTGGATCACCTCTGCGGTCTATCCCGCCATCGAGGCCTCGGGCTCGCTCTTCTGGATCGGCACCATACTGGCCCGCAAGAGCGCCCTCTATACCGCGATACACTCCGAAGAGGAGCCCTGGCGCCACTGGACCCGTAGGATCTACCGTGCGCTCAATGAGGACCCCGGGCGGCAAGATGGCGCCCCTACATCATTATGGCCCGCCCGGCACCCGGTGCCCACGCTCCTGGAGCAGAAGCGCCTCATGGGGTCGCTCGCCTTCAACCGGGAGAAGCAGAACGACCCCGTGGACGAGGAAGGGTTCTTCCAGGAGGCCTGGTTCCGGTTTTACCATCCCGCGGACCTCAGCGGCAAGGACCTGATCGTGGCGGGGTTCTTCGACCCCTCCATCGGCACCGGCGAGACCGCGGATTATAAGGCCGTCCTCACCGTGGGGCTGGAGCGCCGGGAGATGATTTTCTACGTCCTGGACGCCTACATCCGCCGGGGTACCCTGGACGAGGCGTTGCGCGCCGCCTTCATCCGCCACGAGCAATGGAACTACTGGCTCTTCGGGGTGGAGGACAACCTTTTTCAGCGCCTGCTGCTGCGGGAGTTCGACCGGCTGAGTAAAGAGCGGGGCGTCGTCCTGCCGGTCCGGGGCGTCACCGCCAGGACCGCCAAGGAGACCCGGATCTCCCGGCTTTCGGCCCTGGTGGAGCGGGGCCAGATCCGCTTCTGCCGGGGCCAGGGTAACCAGGACCTGCTCCTGGAGCAGCTCCTCTATTTTCCGGCCAAAACCGTCCACGACGACGGCCCCGACGCCCTGGAAGGCGCCGTGGGGCTCCTGGAGGGCGGCGCCGGCATGGGGGTCTTCGATTATTACAAAGGTGAGTTTGACACAATGGTGGCCGAGGAGCGCAGGCTGCATGGATAGTTATCAGTAATCAGTAATCAGTAAAGGCAAATATAAGGACAAAATCTCCTGACCACTGACCAGTGACCACTGACCACTGATCACTGATCACTGGTCACTGGTCACTGGAAACTTGGGAAATAAATAATGGCTGCCGAACCTAAAAGCTTACCGCTGACCCCGGAGATCATCAGCGCCACCCAATGGGCCGCGGGGCGTCGTTTCACGCCCACCGGCACGGGCGCGGCGCCGGGGCAGCCGGACCCGAGCCAGGATTTCTTCGGACCCGGGCTGCCCCTGCCGCCCCTGGCGCCCCCCGCCGCCGCCGGCCGCCAGTTCGACTACCCGGTGGGCTACAATCTGCTGGTCACCCCCCGGGGCGACCTGCCCATCTCGTTTCTGGATCTTAGGAACCTGGCCCAAAACTGCGACCTGGTGCGCCTGGTGATCGAGACCCGCAAGGACCAGATCAGCAAGATGGGTTGGAGCATTAACCCCATAGAAAAGGACGTAGGGGCGGCTTCCAGCCGCCCAGGGCGGGTGAAACCCGCCCCTACAGCCTCGGCATCAGCCGAAGCGCAGGTGAAGGCGGCCACCGCCCTCCTGAAGCGCCCCGACGGGATGCACTCCTTCAACGCCTGGATGCGGATGCTCCTGGAAGACATGCTGGTGATCGACGCGGCCACCCTCTACCCCAGGCTAACCCGCGGGGGCAGCCTCTATGCCCTGGAGGTGGTGGACGGCGCCACTATCCGCCCCATCGTCGATGAAGGCGGCCGCACCCCGCTCCCTCCGGCCCCGGCCTATCAGCAGATCATCAAGGGCCTGCCGGCCACCGACTACACCCGGGAGGAGCTGCTCTATTATCCCCGCAACCTTTTGAGCTGGCGCATCTACGGCTTCTCGCCGGTGGAGCAGATCATCATCATCACCAACATCATCCTGCGGCGCCAGATGCACCTCCTGCAATACTACACCGACGGCAACCTGCCCGACGCCCTGATGGAGGTGCCGGAGAACTGGTCCACCGCCCAAATCGCCGAGTTCCAGCAATACTGGGACGCCCTGCACGCGGGCAACACCGCCCAGCGGCGCCGGGGCAAATGGGTGCCCCACGGCATGACCCCGCACCTGATGAAGGAGGGGGATCTGAAGTCCCCCATCGACGAATGGTTCGCCCGGGTGGTGTGCTACGCCTTTTCGGTGTCGCCCCAGCCCTTCGTGCAGACGATCAACCGGGCCACCGCCGAGACTGCCCAAGAGGCGGCCCTGAGCGAGGGGCTGGCGCCCCTGATGGAATGGATGAAGGACTTCATCAACTACGTCCTCCAGGGCTTCGGGTTCGACCAGGTGGAGTTCGCCTGGGAGCAGGACACCGCCATGGACCCCCAGGTGCAGGCCCGGATCGACGACCTGGACGCGCGCAATGGCATCAGGCTGCGGAGCGAGATCCGGGCCTCCCGGGGCCTGGAGGACGACGGGACCCCGGATTTCATCATGACCGCCCAGGGGGCGGTGCTGGTGAGCGAGATCGGCAAGGAGAGTAGTGGCACAGGCGTCTCGCCTGTGGCGCCTCCGGAAGTGGAAACGCCGCCGGATGAGGCGGCGGCGGAAGGCAAAGGGCAAAAGGTAGAAGGCAAAACAGAAAAAAACCAGAGGGACTATGCAAAAGGAATATCCCCACCCTGACCCGCCCGGGCCGCCTGCGCCGGTGAATCTCAAGATCGAGGCGGTCATCACCTGCGTCTCCTACGGCGATTATCTGGCCTGGACGCTGCCGGCCAATAAGCAGCACTTCAACCGGATGGTAGTGGTCACCCGGCCCGACGATAAGCTTACGCAACTCGTGTGCGCCTATTACCACGTCGAGTGCTACCCCACCTACGACTGGCACCGGAATGACGACGCCTTCAACAAGGCCAAGGGCATCAATTACGGCCTGTCGCAATTGGCCAAAGACGGCTGGGTGGCGCACCTGGACGCCGATATCTACCTGCCGCCCCGCACCCGGGCCATCCTGCAGCGCATCTCTCTGGACCAGGGCTCCCTTTACGGCATCGACCGCATGGAGTGCAAGAGCTTTGCCGATTGGATCAAGTTTCTGGGAGCGCCGCCCCTTCAGCACGAATGGGAGATCTTCGTCCATCCCCGGCCCTTCCCGCTGGCCGTGCGCATCGCCATGATAGACCGGGACGGCTACGTGCCCATCGGCTATTTTCAATTATGGAACCCCAAGGGCTCGGGGGTTTCCCATTATCCCGAGCACCATACCACCGCGGCCCGGAGCGATATGCTGTTCGCCATGCAATGGCCCCGGGATAAGCGCCATTTGCTTCCGGAAATCATCGCCATCCATCTCGAAAGCGAGTGCGTGGAAATGGGGGCCAACTGGGAAGGAAGGCAGACAAAACCCTTCAGCCTGTAGGGGCCGGTAGGGGCGAGTTTAAAACCCGCCCCACCGAACCGAAAAGCGAAAACTGTCTTAATAAACCGGAGATTATATGCAAAAAATCATGTTCGCCCAATTCGTCAAGGTCAATGAAGCCACCGGGGAGTTCACCGGGATCGCCGCGGAGGAGATCCCCGACCAGGCCGGGGAGATCTTCGACTACGAGGCCTCCAAACCCCTGATCAAGGCCTGGTCCGACGATTCCTTCGAACACAGCGGCGGCAAATCCCGGGGTAACCTCCGGGCCATGCACGACCCCAAACGGGCCGCGGGCCTGCTCACCGCCATCATCTTCAACGACGCGGCCAAGCGCGTCGAGGTCAGCGGCCAGGTGGTGGACACGGAGGAGCTGGCGAAGCTGGCCAAAGGCGTCTATACCGGCCTCTCCTTCGGCGGCTCCTACGCCTGGCGCAAGCAGGAAGGCATCCACGTGCGCTACGCCGCCAAACCGGTGGAGCTGTCCCTGGCCGACAAGCCCTGTGTCCCCACCGCCCGCTTCACCCTGGTGAAGGCCGACGGCTCCGAGGTGGAGATGGGCTTTGAAAAAGTTGCGGCCCGGACCGACACCGACCCCAAGGAAGGCGAGAAGAAATACGGGGACGTGAAGTTCGCCGACGAGAAGAACAAGAAATATCCCATCGACACCGAGAAGCACATCCGGGCGGCCTGGAACTACATCAATAAGGCCAAAAACGCCGCCAAATATGACGCTGAGGACCTGAAGACCATCAAGCGCAAGATCATTGCCGCCTGGAAGGAGAAGATCGACAAGGAAGGCCCACCCTCCGCGGAGAAAAGCGTAGGGGCGGCTTCTAGCCGCCCAGGCGCACCGGGCGGGGAAACCCCGCCCTTACACAAGGGCCTCTACACGGTGAGCTATTTTGCGCAGATGATCGAAAGCCTCACCGACCTGGCCAACAGCGTTGACTGGAAGGCGGCCCAGGAGATGGACGACTCCCCGCTCCCCGGGCAGTTCAAGGAGTGGCTGGCCTCGGGCTGCGAGATCCTCAAGGCGATGGCCGCCGAAGAGGTGGATGAACTGCTCGCCGACCTGAGCAAGACGGCCATAGGGGCCGGGTCTCCCGGCCCGGGCGCGGGAACCGCGCCCCTACAAAAGGCCGGCGCCCGCCATTCCGCCGCGGACCAGGAGCGCGTCCAGCAGATTCACGATCACGCCGCCGCCCTCGGCGCCGACTGCCCCGCGGAGAAGGCCGTAGGGGCGGGTTTAAAACCCGCCCCTACAGAAGAACTCGCCAAGACCCTGGAGGAACGGACCCAAGCGCTCTCGAAACTCGAAACTCGAAACTCGGAACTCGAAACCGACCTAGCCAAGGTCTCCGGCGAAAAGGAGGCCCTGGCCGCCGAAGTGGAAAAGCTCAGCGCCGAGCCGGCCCCGGCCAAGGGCGCCCTCAAGGCGGTCCCCAAGGAGGGGGATACTCTGAATAAGACCACTGAGACCGAGGAGCCCCGGACCGCCCTGGATGAGATCACCGCGGCCCGGCAAAGACCCTTTTTAATTCGTTAAATCGGCGTGTATCGGCGGCTAATATTTAGCCGCAGATGAACGCCGATGAACACAGATTCCCAAAACCGAAAACCGGAGGTTAAAATGAACCCCACCGCTGAAACCCTCGAACTTCTGAAAAGCGCCAAGGTCCTGGACGCTGCCGAACTTGCCAAGGCGGGCATCACCATCGCCCAGGGCCTGGTGGCCTACGACCTGGAACCCGCGGCCAAAAAACTCTATCCCTTGATCACGCCGCTGCGGAACAGCATCTCCCGGATCGGCGGCGGCGTCGGCACCGCGGTGCACTGGCTGTCGGTCACCGGCATCAACGTGGCTCGCCTCTCCCCGGGCGTCTCCGAGGGGAAGCGCGGCGGCGCGGTGTCCCTGAACACCACCAGCAACATGGCGGCCTACAAGACCCTGGGCCACGAATCGTTCGTGAGCTTCGAGGCCGAAGAGGCTAGCCTCCCCGGCACCGACAATCGGGCCCTGGCGATCCTCACCACCCTGCAATCCCTGATGCAGTCCGAGGAAATGGTACTCCTGGGCGGCAACGGCGACCTGGCCCTGGGGCCCACCCCCACCCCAACCCTGGCGGACGTGCTCACCGGGGGCGCCCTGGCCGCCAACACCGCCTTTGCGGTGGTCTGCGTGGCCCTCACCCTGGAAGGCTACCTGGCCGCCTCGGTGCCCGGCGGCATTCAGTTGAACATCACCCGCGCCAACGCCGACGGCAGCACCGACACCTACGGCGGCGGCGCGGCCCAGGCGAGCACCCCGGCCACCCTCACCACCGCCAACGACGGCAACGCCACCCACGGCCTCAAGGCCAGCGTGGCGCCGGTCAACGGCGCGATGGCCTACGCCTGGTTCTGGGGGCCGGCCGCGGGGCCTCAGCTCTTAGGGGCCATCACCACCATCAACAGCGTCCTCATCCTGGCCGCGGCCTCGGGGACCCAGACCGCCGCCAGCCTCCCGGCCGCGGACAACAGCGTCAATGGCCTGCTGTTCGACGGCCTCATCACCCAGATCTGCACCCCCGGCTCCGGCTCCTATGTCTACCGGATGGCCACCGGCACGCCGGGGACTGGAACCCCGCTGACCCCCGACGGGGCCGGCGGCATCGTCGAGATCAACGAGGCCCTGGAGGCCTTCTGGAACAACTACCGCCTGAGCCCGGATATCATGTACGTCAACGCCCAGGAGCTGCTGAACATCACCGCCAAGGTGATCGCCGGCGGGGGCGCCCCCCTGTTCCGCTTCAACGTGGACGCCCAACAGGGCGCGGTGGCCGACGTCACCCTGACCGCGGGCTCGGTGATCGGCTCCTATCTCAACAAGTTCACGATGGGCGGCGGCCAGTTGGTGCGGGTGATGCTGCACCCCAACCTGCCGCCGGGCACCATCCTCTTCCGGTGCGAGCGGATTCCCTATCCCCTCACCGACGTCACCAACATCATCCAGGTGAAGACCAGGCGGGAATACTACCAGATCGAATGGCCGATCCGGACCCGACAGTGGGAGAGCGGGGTCTATTACTCCGGCGTGCTCCAGAACTACTTCCCGCCGGCCTTCGGGGCGATCTTTAATATCGGCAATGGATAAAAGATGGTTTTCCGTTTGCCGTTGTAGGGGCGGGTTTCACCCGCCCCGGGCGGCTGGAAGCCGCCCCTACAGGAGGGCAAAATGGTACGACTAAAAGCCGACCCCAACGTGGGCGGCGTGAGCTACGGCGGCCAGGAATATCCGCTGGTCAAAGGATTCCTGGAAGTGCCGGAGGAGGCCGCTAAGGACCTGCTCAGCGTCGGCTGGGGGTTTACCCTGGCCTCCCGGCAGCCGGCGCCGGAAGCGCCTTTAGAAGCCTCCCCGGAGCAGCCGGCCGAGGACCCTGCGCTCAAAGGCAAAAAAACGTAAGGGCGGGTTTTACCCGCCCTTACCAGGGAGCCTCAAATGGGTTTCTCTCCGGAATTGAAGAAGGCGATCCATGACGCTAAGTATCGCAAAGCCGACCCGGTCCAGATCTGCACCCAGATCATCGAGGCGGCGCTCAAGGAATACGGCTGTAGTTTTGAGGTGATAATGATCCCTCAGGTAACGGTGGTTCTCAGACCAAAACCGTAAGGGCGGGTTTCACCCGCCCCGGGCGGCTGGAAGCTGCCCCTACAGAGAGGCATAAATGGATCTCACCACACTGGCCAACGCCAAGCAATGGCTCGGGATCAGCAGCTATACCGACGACGACCTGCTGACGCGCCTGATCACCGCGGCCAGCTTCTTCATCGAGACCTACCTGAGCCGCCGCCTGGGCAGCCAGGATTACCTGGAGATCAGGGACGGCACCGGCGGCCAGGTCATGAACTTTCGGGAGTACCCGGTGACCGCGGTGGCCTGGGTCGCGGTGAACGGCGTTTCCCTACCCCCGGCGCCGGACACCGTGACCCCAGGCTATCGCTTCACCCGGACCCAGATCATCTTGCAGGGCCATCGCTTCACCCAGGGCTACGGCAACGTCACCCTGAACTACACCGCGGGCTATGGGCCGCCCACCGGCGGCTGGTTCGAGGACGCCTGGCTTACCGCCGGGGAGGGGGATGCAATCTTCCCCTTCGACCTGGAGCAGGCGTGCATCGAATTGATCTCCTGGCGCTACAACGAGCGCCAGCACATCGGCCAGAGCGGCAAATCCCTGGAAGGGGCCAACGTCACCTACAGCGTCCAGGACCTGCCCCCGGACGTCAAAACGGTGCTGGACCGTCACCGCCGCGTGGCGCCGGTGTAAGGAAAAGTTCCCAGTTATCAGTTACCAGTTGCCAGTAAAGGCAAAGGCGAAAGGATGGAGCCAAACGAAGCAACATTTATCTTGAATCTCAACCAGGGATGGATTGTGGAAATGCGCAAGGTCGCCAGGGCGCTGGGACTTCCGGCAATCCCCTGGCGGAAGATCTTCGCGGCGCTTTATTTGTAATTAGCAGGCAATAATTGACCTGAAATTTCTGGGAACTGGGAACCGGGAACTACCCATGATTAAGGCCTGGATTGTAGGAACCGAAGGAGTGATCGGCCGCCTGGACCAGATCCCGGGCAAGGTGGCCGCGGCGCTGCGCCGCGCGGTGGAGGCCGAGGCCATCAAATTGACCGCCTACGTCAAGGAGCAGAAGCTCAGCGGGCAGGCGTTGAAGACGCAAACCGGCACCCTCCAGCGCAGCATCGATTATCAACTCCAGGATGAAGGCGGCCGAATCGCAGCCACGGTGGGCACCAACCTGGTCTATGCCGCCATCCACGAATATGGGGGCACCACCCGGGCCCACGTTATCGAGGCCCGCCAGGGCAAGGCCCTGGCCTTCCAGATGGGAGGCCAGGACGTGTTCTTCAAACGGGTCAATCATCCGGGCTCGCACATGCCGGAGCGCTCCTTCCTGCGCTCCTCCCTGGAGGAGAACGCCGGCAGCATCAAAGCCGCTATTGAGCAGGCCGTGGCCGAAGGAGTTAAAGCATAGTGATCAGTGATCAGTGGCCAGTAATCAGTAAAGGCAAAAACCGGAACCCGGGACTGGGGATTCTGATCACTGATCACTGATCACTGATAACTGGGAATGAAGTCATGGACCGCGAAGCCATTTACAGCGCCCTTTTCGCCCTTCTCTCCACCATCCCGGGGATCGCCACCTTCAGCCGCCGGGTGCGCCACTGGACCGACGTGCCGCCGGTGGAGCAGCCGGCCCTGATCCAGGAGCAGTTTGAAGAGAGCGCCCGCTACGTAGGCCGGGCCTTCCCGGCCAAATGGACCCTGAGCCTCAACCTGGCCCTCTACGTCAACGTGGGCAACGATCAGCAGGCCGCCCCCTCACAAACCCTCAACCCCCTCCTGGACGCGGTGCTGGCCGCGCTGATGCCGCCCCCGGGCCAGGAGGAGCAGACCTTAGGCGGCCTCGTTTCCCATTGCCGGCTCAGCGGCAAGGTGCTCATCGCCGAGGGAGGGTCCCTGGGCCCCCAGGCCGCGGCCCTGATACCGGTAGAGATAGTAGTTTAAAGACGGTTTTCGGTTTCCGGTTTTCGGTGAAAAGCAAAGTCAAGGTCAAAGTAAAAACCGAAAACCTCCTTTAAATTTTTTGCTTTTGCTTTTGACCTTGCCGAAAACCGAAACCGAAAACTGGAGGTTAATATGACCGACCAACCGACCGATCAATCGACGCCTCAACCGGCGCCTGTTGCCCCTGTAGCTTCGCCTGAGCCTGAAAAAGCTCCCGTAGGAGCGGGTTTTAAACCCGCCCCTACGCCTACCCCTGCTCCTGCCCCAGAAGCTCCCGTGCAGGCTCCTGTGGCGCCTGCGCCTCAACCCGCGCCTGTGCCCGGATCCGCGGCCGTCTTGCTGGTGGAGCGCTGGTGGCAGGATTGGTTCCCCTCGTCCCCGGTGAGCCGGGACTCGGCTGCCTGGAACCACGCCTACCAGGCCAAGGAAGATTTGAAGAAGCGGCTAGCGAAATAGCCAGTAATCAGTGATCAGTGGCCAGTGGCCAGTAAAGGCAAATTCACTGATTATTGATTACTGATCACTGATCACTGACCACTGACCAAAGGAGGCCATAATGCCCAAGCAATTCTTCTTCGGGGCCGGGGCCCTTTACGGGCTGGACAATTCCACCCCGACTCCCACCCCCGTCAAATTCGGCACCTTGCAGGACGTCTCGGTGGAATT